AACACCGGAATGACCTACTCCATGTATAAAAGCGGGGGGGGTGGGGGTGGAGGAAACGAAAAAAATACCGCAGGACTTACAAGATAATGCCCGCCATCCGACTCGCCGACATCCCAAACGCTGGACCCCGTGCAGCCGCCGCAAGCTCCGCCATGATCGGAGCGCCATCGGTTCCGCGCTACCAAGTCAACCCCGAGGTCGCCCAACTTGGCGGAGCCGCGATGATGGATTCTCGATCCACGCGGAACGCCGCGCAGTCGATGCTCACGCAGACTCTGGAACTCGACGCCTTCTCGCAGGAAGCCCGCGCCATGGGCAAATTCGCCGACTCCATCGACGGCATCGGCGATGTCGCCATGAAGTGGGGGGAGAAATTCGCCGAGGCCAAGGACTCTGCGGACATCTCCCGGGTCGAAACAATCTTGGAGTCTGCTTTTCAAAAACAGCAAACCGAGCAACTCGGCAAGCCGGTCGAAGAGTGGGGCAGCCTGTGGAATCAAAACCAAGAGCAAGCCAAACGGGCGCTTGCCGAAATCAAATTCAGCAACAATGCCTCTGAAAAGATCGCTCCCTATTTTGAGCGGTGGTCTACCCTTTCTTCGCTCAAAATCGACAACCTCGCCAAGAAAGAGCAGATCAAAGGATTCCGGGCGGATATGGAGGCTAATGCCTTGGCAAAAATCGCAAACGAGGACTACGAGGGAGCATTTGCCGTCATGGATGAGTCGGTCAAAAAAGGCATCCATAGCCCCGAGGATTCCACTCTTTGGAAATCCCGTCTACTGGACGATGTGCAGCGAAAGGCCAAGGTCCAGCGCGAGGCGGTCGTAGAGCAAGACATCATCCTCGATCCCATCGGTTCCGAAAAAGAAGCGCAGGAAGCAGTAAAAACCGGCAAGTCCTCGAAATACTCATGGATGGAAAAATCCGATGCCGTGCGATTCTTTGAAAAATCACGCAACGAGGCGACCCGCTACCGCAATCAATTTGATGACGACACGGTGGACTTGATTATTAAAGGCCAACTTTCCACCCCCGAGGAAGTCCGCGAACACGCGAAGGATGTTTTGCCAGAAAATAAAATCCAATCCCTGCTCGGCATTTTTGCCAAGACCCCGGCGCAGATTGAGCAAGGTTTGAAAATGCGACCGATGGCATTTGCGTTGGCAGATGCCTACGACCCGGCAGGCGACACAGACCGGCGTGAGTATTTGCAAATCCGCGACACGATCCTCCAACTGCCCGAGGGCGAGCGGGAGGAACCCTTGTCGATCCTACGCAAGCGGGCAAACGAATCCGGGGAAACCACGCCGGTCAAAGAAGCAGTCGCGCAAGCCAAGCAAATGTTTGACCAAGGGCAATTCGGCACATTTCAAAAAGGCACAAGCGCACTCCCTGCATCGCAAGAGGAAGTCGATAAATACATCGAGGCTGGGAAGAAATTTGCAGGCGTGAAAACCGCGCTGGAGGCATGGGCGAAAAACAACCCGAAGGATGCCGCCGACCAAAACAAGGTCTACGAGCATTTCAATGCGTTGATTGCCTACGACCGTAAAATGCAAAAATACCAGAATGAGAAAACCCGTTGGCGTTGGCCTTGGGAACCCCCGGCTCCGACCGTCGAACCTCCCGCTCCGGTGACCCCGGCTGATGTCCGGCAACTTAAAAAGTCCAAAGAAAAAACCTCCAAAAGGAATCTCATGGAGGAAATCCAAAAGATCGATTTTGAAACTCCGCTGCCGGAGATGCCTTCTTAAATCATGTCCACACTCCGCACCGCCGTGATCGATGACGAGACGGCATCCCAATACTACAACGAACTCAACACGAATTCAGTCGAGGATGACGGCACAAAATTAAAAGCTCTGGAGGCATGGGCGGATGCCAAGGATGCCGAGCGTAACAAGCAAGAATGGGATCACCTCACCCGGGTTTACACCGATTTCGACAATTACATTTCGGACGAAGGATATTCCGATCTGGACGAGGAATCACGCTACCAGATTGCCAATCGGCAATTCATTGCCAACCAACTTGGAGAGACGGTCGAAGACCAAGGGATGATCTACCCGGCCAAGCGCGACATCTGGACACAACAGGCGTTTGGCAAAAAGGGTCTCTCGGAAAAGGAAACCTTTGGCCTCATCCAGCAGGGAGTGCAGTCCCGAAATGAGGTGATGCAATCGGCCAACGAAATCCCCGGGGACATTGCCTTGGGATTATTTGACAGCATTGGCCAAGGCACGGCGGTCGAGGTGCCGAAACTTGTCAGCATCTGGAAAGAACGCAACGCCGAGAAACTCAAAAAATTGCCAGCGGGCTGGGAATCCGGGTTGCTCCAAGCCGCATCGGATTACGCCACCGAGACCGAAGGGATGCTTCGGAACTACTCCGAACCTCTCAAGCAAGTTTACGACCACCTCGCTGCGGTAACCGGGCGGGACACCAAGCGGGCCGGGGAGGACAATCCTAAATCCGTGCAGGAGATCGAAGCCCTCGCCGACACGCTGGCAACCATGCCGCCCGAGGTTCGCGACCGCGCCTATGCCGCCGTGGTTCTTGGAGCAAAGCAAGCTGGGCAGGAACCCAAGGAATTTTTGGAACAATGGGGAGAATCATGGAGTCGGACGCTCAATATGTTCCGATCCGGCTCGATGGTCATGCAGGAGGATGCCGCTTATTCAGAACTGCAACTTCTCAAGGAAGCACCAAAGGTCTGGAAAGATACCGACACCGGCAAGCTGACCGTCTACCCCGGGTTCGACCAATCCAACGCCAAAGAAATCACCCCCGAGGAACGCACCGAACTGACCGCCGAGGCGCAGAAGAAATTCGACCGGCTGCAAGTTTACCGGGAGCTTTTCAACATTGCCGACAATCAATTCGACCCGATCAAAAAAATCAATGAGGGAGGATTTGGCGGATTCATGGAGGCGATGGCATACGGGTCTCCGCAGGCGCTTGCTTACACCGGCATGGCGCTTGTCCCCGGAGTCGGTCCTTGGATGACAGGCGCGGCGATTTATTCCGAAGAATACAACAAACTGCGCCTTGATGGAGTCGATCCCGGAACTGCCCGGGCGATTGCCGCGCCAAGTGCGATCCTGCAATCCGGGCTAGAGCGTGTCGGTGCCAAGATGATTTTCGGCAAGCTCCCGGCGTTTGAAAAACTGATGTCCAAGATCGGCAACCCGGCGCGAGTCGGTCGTGCTGGCAGCGCAGGCATCCGATTTGGGACTGCTGTCGTGGGCGAGAACATCGTGGAGGGAACGCAGGACTTGGTCACTCCGGTCGTGCAAGATGTCGCTGATGCATTGGGCGCGGATGTGCCGGATGTGAATTGGCGGGAAACGCTCGGGCAATGGGGAACCTCCCGCCTCGATGTCCTTGCCGCAACGATCCCCGGCATCCTCATCGGAACCGGCGTTGCCACCATGGCCGATGGGAAGCGGTTCAACGATTTCAACGAGCGCCTCGATCTCTACCGGACATTCGGCATGGACGAAGCCGCGATCAAGCGGGTGGAGGACAACCAGACTCCGCAGGACCGGCAGGCGGCATTGCAAGCCGAATACAAAAAACTCACTCCCGACAACATCAAGGCGGGCATCTCCTACATGGAGACAAAGATTGATGAGGCCAAGTCCATGCAGGAAGACCCAACCCTGCCAACCATGACTCGCGAGCAAGGAGAAAACGGCAAGCCGGTCTTTGTTGTGCGCGACGAGAAAGGCACGGTTGCTTACCGCAGCGAGGACGAGCAGTCCGCCATGACCGCTCACCGGGAAATGCTTCGCACTCGGATCACCGGGGCGACCACCGGCATCGTGGAGTCCTTGCAATTCATAGACCGAGTCAACCAAGCGATTTCCCGTGGCGAGGACATTCAAAAACTGGTTCTCGATGACGCTCCGCGCAACCTGCTCGATGAATACGAGGCAAACCCTACGGAGCAAAACCTCGACAACCTTTTCCAAACCGTCCGCGCATTCGGCATGGACATCAACGAACCCTCCGAACTCGCGCAGTTCCCGGTTCTCGCCAGCAACCAAGGGGCGCTTGCAGAGGGCATCTACCGGTCAGTCATCCGCATCCAAGATGGGGCGACCGGCATTGAGGTCATGCGAGACTTCTCGCAGGACAACCTCAAGCGGGCGCTTGCCGAGGGGCGAGTGTCCATGGATTGGGTGCGCGAGCAACTCAACCAAGTCATCCCGCTCATCGAAAGCGAGCGAACCGAGCGCAAGCTCCGCACCGAGACCGACACCGATGTCATCGAATCATTCTCCGATGTCGCGGTCGCTTACATGAACGGGAAAATCCGTGACGAGCAAATCCCCGGAGGACTCCGTGGGTTCTTGCGCCGGATAGCCGTTGTGGTGAAAGACATCTTCCGCCGAGCCTACCGCCTCAAGCGAGCAATCGCCGAAGGCAAGATCGACTCCAACTTTGAAGGCTTCCTCGCCGAATCCGTGGGACTCAACCAGCAGACGATGGTGGACACCACCCGGGAGCGGGCGAGCGGTGACATCATCACCGATGGCGGGCAGATGCTCATGGACTTCTCCATCGGCTCCCGAACCAACGCCGTTTCGACTGATACTCCCTCCATTCGCGCCAGCAACGCCACGATCACCGGCCCTGCAAACTACAGCATCGGCGCATTCCACGGCACGCCGCACAAGGTGGACAAGTTTAGCCTGGACAAAATCGGAACCGGCGAAGGAGCGCAGGCTTATGGATGGGGGCTTTATTTTGCACAAGCAAAAGCGGTTGGAGAAGGATACCGAGATCAACTCGGCGGCATTCGGTTGATGACCGCAGATGGGCAGATGGCAGACAACATTGTGTCCACGCCGGGGGCGAAAAAAATACTCAAAGAAGCTCGGGCTTTTTGGAAGCAAACAAAATCGCTGGATGGTTTTGTAAAACAATTGGAGGCATCAAAATCCCAATCAAAGGTTTGGGCAGCGCAAGGCGATAATGTCGAATCCAACTCGCAATATGTAAAAGATGTAGACGAGGTTTTGTCGGTAATTAAAGACGCAACCCCTACACAAACCGGCAATCTATACTCGGTGGAACTCGATGTCGAACCGGAAGAACTGCTCGACTGGGACAAGCCAATAATTGAGCAATCACGATTAGTCTTCAAACGCTTGCGAGAAAGTGAATTCACAAAAGCATTGACTGGATCGTATGGAGACAAAACAGCAGGAGAATTTTACACGCAGCTTTCCAACATCAATGGGGGACAACAGCAAGCCTCACAAGTATTGAGCGAGGCAGGCATCCCCGGCATCCGCTACCTCGACGGCGGCAGTCGCTCGGATGGTGAAGGCACTCACAACTATGTGGTCTTCGACGAAAACCTCATCAAGATCACCGAGGAGAACGGCAACCGCATCCCCGCATCGGAAGCTCTCGCTCAACCTGTTTCGACTGATACCAACTATAGCATTGGGACACCGCAGTTCAAAGGATGGTTCGGAGAATCCAAGGTGGTCGATTCCGATGGCAAGCCGATGGTGGTTTACCACGGCACACAAAGGGCGGATCGCGTAGGAGACCGTTTCCGTAAATCCCGCGCCACTTCCGGGCCGATGGCTTTTTTCACAAACGACCCGGCCATTGCCTCGTCCTACTCAACGAACAAACGAGACACCTCTGCGGAGATGCCATCGGACTACGCCGAGTGGTTCAAATACAAGGGCAAGGGGATGCGCTCGCCGGTCGCTATCGACCGCGCATGGTGGAACCTTTCTCCCGAGGAGCGGGCTGCTGTAAACGAACGCATCTACACGATTGGCTATTCCGACTGGGATGCTGGCGAAGGCCCAATTGTCGCGGATTCGCAAAGCATCATGCCCCGCGACAGCATCGACTACGAATTGCGCCAAGCCCGGGGGAACGGTCTCCGGGCCTTGGTCGAGATGTGGCTATCCAGCGGATCGCTTTTCAACCAAGAGGAAAGGTTTTTGGAAGTCCTGCAAGCGGCAGGCGTGAAAGGGGCCACGCTCGATGATCCCAACGCCGCCCGCTCGGCAGTCTACCCGGTCTATCTTTCGATCAAAAACCCGCTTGATACGGCAAACATCCCCGGCGATGTCGTCTCGGCCTTGGAACAAGCAGGCAAGCGCAAGCGGGCCAAGCAATCCGCAGGAGGCAACCCGGACGCATGGGATAAAAACACCATCAGCGGGAACGATTGGATGGCCGCGCTGAAAGAGGACATGGCGAAAGGAACGACCCATGCGTGGACGCGCATCCCCGATTGGGTCACAGAAACTCTGTCGTCCCTCGGATACGATGGCATCAAGGATACCGGCGGGAAAAATGGCGGAGTGCAGCACGAAGTCTGGATTCCATTCAACGAAACGCAGGTCAAATCCGCCACCGGCAACCGTGGCACCTTCGACCCGACCTCGGCGAATATCAACTACAGCATCGGCATCGCTCGCAATGCCATCAGCCAAGTCAGCGACAAAGACGATGCGTCTCGCGTAGGAACAGCCAAGCTCGGCACATCTAAAGTTCCCAAAAACACGCCGCAGGATTCCAATGTCTCCGGCGACAATGTTCCAGACGATCTCCTTGCCAAGCAGATGGAGAAGATGAACTACGCGCACCTTCCGAAAAACATCCTCTCGGAAAAAGACCCCAAGAAAAAACGCCGCAAGCTCATCAACTGGTTCAAGAAAAACCTGCTGGCATTGCATGACGCCTTCCCAGAGGAATTCCGCGCCCGCGCCACCCATTGGTATGACGGGGCAAACCGCATCGCCAAGGGAATGGGCAGTCAGTTCCAAGCCTCGGTCGAGCAGGCGTCCGGCGTGATCGCCGTGTTCTCGCCGCAGAAGGATTGGTTCATGAATGTGGCGCAGGCCGAGCAGTTCATGGAACTCTGGACGAACTCGCAGGATGTCGTGCTGGAGGAATCCCTCGTCCGCGCCGAGATCGAAGGCATCATCGAAGCGGCTACCGTAGCCGATAAACAGAAGCGCAAAAAAGTAGACGGAGAAACCAAGGAACAAACCGCCGAGCGCCGAGAATACAACAAGGCGCTGGATAAACTTGAAAAAGAAAAGCGCAGGAAAATTGTTGAACAGGTCATTGGAAAAACAATTCGCCAGCTTGATGCCACGCCAACACTTCAAGGGTGGGGAATTCGCGTCTTGGCGCAGGTAACATTTGGACGCAACTACCGGAACCTCTCACCGGAAGGCGACCGGCTCGGAATGGCCACCAACGATGACGGCGCTCTGGCCAAAAATGGCTGGGGGTCGATCAACGAAATCGAAAAAGCCGTCCGCATAATGAAGGACGGGTCGCTGAAAAACATCAGCGACAACCTTGGCAACGAACACAAGGTTCGGAATTTCTACAACAACATCGCCGCCCCAAACACTCCATACGGAGACGCGACCATCGACACCCATGCTGTCGCAGCCGCGCACCTCATGCCATACGGGGCCAAAGCAACGGAGGTCGGACACAATTTCGGATCGGGCATGAATGGCAGCGAGGTGCTTGGCATCTCCGGAGTCTATCATCTCTATCTCGACGCCTACCGCGAAGCCGCAGCGGATCGCGGAATACTGCCACGCCAGATGCAATCCATCACATGGGAGGCAATCCGACTGGTCTACCCGGCAGCAACCAAAAATGCAGCCACCCTTGCGAAATCACAAAAAACATGGAAGGATTTAACTGATGCCAACGCCCGAAACACTCTTGTCGGAGGAAGAATTCCAAGCCCAGTATGGGCTGGAGCCAACGACAATCGAGAATCTCAAGCGCTCTCAAGCGGCTTACAAGAAGATGGGAGTCGAGATGTCTCTGGAGGAGGTCTACTTTCTGGAGTTCGACCAACCGGAGCAGGCAGAGACGGAGGAGTAAACTACTCCATCGCCTCGCAGTCCGAGATCGACCGGGTGAACCGCGCCCTCGGCGGCATGAACCGAGGCCCGGACGAGCGGCTCAAAGTCTACGAGCGGGCGCGGGCGAAGTTCCAAGGAGTTATGGAGCGCAACCGTGAGGCGCTGGAATCTCTCAACAAAGACACCGCGAAATTCCGCCGCACACAACTTCTGCAAGGTCTCGGAGAACTCGACGCGATCCTCTCGGTTTTCCCGCCGGACATCCGTGGTCGCGTGGGCGGATACACCAAGCTGGCGAACATCGCGCCAATGGATGTCTTCAAGGATGGCGAAAAGGTCAGCGAGGTCAGCGGAATGAACGGCGCTCTTATCTCCGCATGGATGCGCCAAGGCATGAGCATCGGGCAGGCCGGTCAGCAAACCGAACTCCCGCCCGGATACACGACCAAAGAAAACCTTGCCACGGCCCGCGCCGACCGGGCGCTTGCTGACTTTTTCAAACAACGCATCGGGATGATTGACCGCGAAGTCGAAAAATCACTCCGCAAGGAATACGATGCAGCATTCAAAAAACTGCTCGACCGAACCAAGCCGAAGAAAGCCGCGCCCGGAGAAAAACCAAAAGGCATCGGAGCCGACATTCAAGACTTGTTCACCGTGGTCCGCAGCGCCGTGGAAATGGATGCCGTATCGGTCGCCGCACACATTGCAGGACTCGATGCGAAGATCGCCAGCGGTGAACTCACCGCCGAGCAGGAAGCCCGGGCGCAGGTCGAAGCCGCGCTTGTTGCATTGGTCGGAGATTGGCGCAATGCCGATGCGGATCGCCGCAAATCGGCGCTGGATGAGGCGACAAGGATTTGGGAGGGCGCTTATGCGGCACACGCACAAAAAGTGATCCAACTCCGCGAGCAACGCGAGGTCGCCCGGTTGGAGGCGATCCAAGCCACCGGCAAGGCCGGTCAACTTGCTGGTAGAAAATCCAAGGCGATTGCCGACTCGGGACTCAAAGGAAGCTGGAAGGACTACATCCTCAACCTGCTTAATTTTGACCAAGTGGCAGGCATCCTTTTCGGAGAAAATAGCGAGACCGCAAACACGCTCATCGACCGCCAGCGGGCTGCGGAAAATGCGAAAGAGGACGGGCAGCAAGCAAAGATGCAGGCGCTGGAGGATTACTTCACCAACCTCGCCGGGGGCAACTTGCTTGCGGGCGAGCAACTCCGCTACAACCTCGCGCAACCCAGCATGGAGGTGCAGGGCATCAAGTTGTCAGAACTGGAAGGTCTGTCCGCCGTGATGATGTGGGAGCAAGAGGATGGGCGCAGGCACATGACCGGCGAACTCGATGAGACCGGCAACCCGACCGGCGCTTGGAACTACGACCAAGATTTCGTGGATGAGATCATGGCGAACCTCTCGCCCGAGGCGCTGCAATTGCGGGATTGGTTGCTCAAGCAATACGCCGACGAATACGGCAACATCAACGCCGTCTATGCCGAACTCAACGGAGTCAACCTCCCACAGATTCGCAACTACTCGCCGGTTACCGTTCAACCGATTTCCGCTCCGACCGGGCAGGTTCTCGACCCGGTCAGCGGGTCGGCCATGTCTGGGGCCAGCACATCCCCCGGGGCGCTACGCACTCGCGGAACCGCCATCGCGGAACCTCGCTTCCAAGATGTGCTGCAAACATACATCGCGCACACGCTCCAGATGGAGCATTGGAAAGCCTTTGCCCCATACATCGCCGAGGCGAATGCGGTCCTGCGGAATCGTGATGTGCAAAACTCGGTCGAGGAAAAAGGCGGGGCCGAGGCGCGGAAGATTCTCAACGCATGGCTCGATTACTTTGCCCAAGGCGGAACTCGCGATGCCGGGGCGCATCTGGCGCTCAACCAAGGCATCAGCAATGTGCTTGGCCGTGCTTCGCAGGTCGCCCTTATCGGTCGCGCATCGACCTTGCTGGTGCAGTCCACTCAACTTGGAGCGGCAGTCGCCGAGATGCCGGTCAAGGCATACCTCAAGCGCATGGGAAAACTGCTGACAGGGCAACTCGGGTGGGACGCTGCGCTCAACTCGCCATACATCCAGCGCCGGATCGCGCAGATGCCGCCGGTCGTGCAGATGGCCATGCAGGGACTCAAGGGCGCGAAGCCCACCGCAATCCAGCAAGCAGGCAAGCGCCTTGGCAATCTGCTCTCCGGGGCGGACGGGTTATTCACCGCAGGCACCTATGCGATCACCTACGACTACCACCTCACCAAAGCGCAGGAACTTGGCTTGACCGGCGCGGAAGCGGAATCCTATGCGCGGAACATCGCCGAGCGGGTCACCGACCGGATTGCCCAGCCGACACGCCCCGGGGCGCGGAGCCTCTACGAGAACACATCCACCAACCCGCTGGCCCGCGCCGGATGGGCATTTGCCTCGGAAGCTCGCAAGAACCTTGCTCTGGTCGCCTATTCCTTCGCCGAGCGCCCGCTGGCAACAAGGATGAGGACGCTCGCCTATGTCGTGGCACTTAACTCCATTGCATCTTCTATCCTGCGATCCATCTGGAGAGACATTCTCGATGACGAGGACGACGAACTCTTCGATGACAAATACTGGTCGCCAAAGCGCATCGCCCTAGCAGTCGCCACCGAGCCACTCTACGGGTTCCCGGTCCTCGGCTCGACCGCGCAGAATGCCATCTATGCAGCATTCGGAGAATACAAGCCAACCGGATCGATGTTCGATGTGGATCGCGCAATCAACCCTGTGAAGCGCATCCCCGAATACCTGTCCGGAGATTTTGAGATGCGCGATGTCATGCGAGACATAGACATGATCGTCTCTGCGATGGGTATTGCTCACCCAAATATCGCAGCCGCAGCCTCAATCACTCACCTTGCAAAAGACCTATTCAACCTCGGCGACTCTGCCGTCGATGCAGTCACCGAAGACTGATTTTTGACTACAGAGTTTTGACTGATACCATACCCGCGATTCCATGACCGACGACCTCCTGTCCCTTGCCAATCATGCTTCGGCGCAAAATGACCGATGGTTATTCGTTTGTCTCCTCCTTATCTGCCTCGCGTTTGCATGGGTCTTGTTCCGCTACCTCATCCGACAAATCGACCAGTTGAGAACACGCATGGACGAGCAGTCCGCTGAATTTGTGGCCCACCTCAAGCAAGCCAACAAAGAAATGCTGGAGGTCGTCGCGACCTCCGCAAAAACCATCGCGCAAAATTCGGCCATCATGGAACGAGTGGAGCGCAAGTTAGATCATCAACCATGAAAAACACACTCGATTACCTGCTCGCCCGCGCCTCGGAGAACTCAACTTGGAGGGGCGGTATTTTAATTTTAACCAGTCTTGGGATTTCCGTCGAACCGGCTCTCCAGAACCATATCGTCGCGCTGGGGCTGGGCCTCGTCGGCTTGGTAAATTTCCTTCGCAAAGAGAAAAAATGACTCCGGGCCGGATCGCCGCTGCGATGGTCATGCTGGGCTGGATTTTCCTCGCCCTCGCTTTTCTCACCTCATGCGTGAGCATTCCGGTTCCACCATTCGGTGACCGGGTCGGCGAACTCGGCAAGCTCGATGTCAAAGTCGATGTCCGCTATGTCCCCGCCAGCACCGCAGCGCCAACGACCGCCGCACAGGATTTCGCGTGGAACGAGTTTTTGAATAGCCGAACCATTCGCGACAAATGACCAAATTCCTCGCCGAGATTGCTGCCCGCGAAGTCGGGGTCCGCGAAGTCGGCGGAAACAACAACGGTGAACGAATCCGCGACTACCAAGAGGCAACCGACCTCACCCCGTCCGCATGGCCGTGGTGCGCGGCTTTTGTCGATTGGTGCATCCGTGAGTGGCTAATGACTCCCGAGGTCACCGCATGGCTCAACCTGCAAAGTAAAACACCCGAGGAGTGGCGACCAAAGACCGCCCTCGCCTACGGGTTCCTCGGATGGGCGCGATCCCGCCCGAAGACCACGGTGATCCTCCACGACCGAGACATGGCCCGCCCGGGGGACATCGTCGTTTTTGATTTCTCCCATGTCGGAATCGTGGAGTCCGAAAGCGGATCACAGATCGTCACCATCGAGGGCAACACCAATGGGCGAGGTGACCGCGACTCCGAGTCCGGGGACGGTGTGTGGCGCAAAACCCGCAGCAAGAGCATTGCCCGGAATTTCATCCGCATCCGACCTGTCGTTTAGGACAACAACGGACAACGCTTGTGCAAAGCGTTGATTGGCAGTCCTAGTTTCTCGACTCGAAATCGAACGCAGGGCAACCTGCCGAGGGTTCAAATCCCTCCCCTTCCGCCACCCCAGTAAAGCCTCTGGAGCCTCTTCTAGACTGAATCTGCGGGGCTTTCTTTGTTGTTGCTTTCTGTTGATTGTCGTGGAGTGTTGTTGGTGTCCAAGTGCAGTTTTTGGACAACACGGACAACAAGCGCCAACATGAACCAACACTACATCGTTCGCCCCTACCCCGCTCGCCCGCGCTCGCCGTGGAAGCTGGAGATCAAATCTTCGTTCGCTGGAGAAAAAATTCGCCGTTTTTTTCCGACCGAGGCGGAGGCATACGAGGAAGGCGAGCGCATGGTCGAAGTCATCCGAGACAAGGGAACGCGAGGACTCAAAGATGAGGGCGGCATTTCCGTGGCTGCGGCGACCCGGATGTTCGCGGCGGAGAATGCGACGAAATCGAAGTCGCATTTCGCGAAGGTCGAGATGCTGTGCCGGGAACTGAACTCGAAATGGTCCGGGCCGTTGTCCGCCATCGAGCCGGTGGCGCTGACTCGGTGGCTTAACCAGACCTCGGATTCACCGACCACTCGGGCGATGTGGTTTCGCTATGCTCGGATGTTTTTCCGCTGGGCGGCACGAATGAGGTTCATCGAGCGGTCGCCGGTCGATGGGATGCGGTCTCCGCGAGCGACCCCGGCGCGAAACATTCTCACGCCAGCGCAAATGAAGGAACTGCTCAAAGCACCGATGCAGGATGATGTGAAGGCGCTGGTGCTGCTGGGGGCATTTGCTGGCCTGCGGACCATCGAGGTGGCGCGGATGAATTGGGAGGATGTGGATTACAAATCCAAGCAAATCCATGTCCGGCCCGAGGTCTCGAAACAGACCACGGGAATGCTGGAGCGGGTTGTTGACATGACCGAGCCGTTGGTGAAGCGGAGGGAATTTTTCAAAGGAAAGAAGGGCGTGATCGTGAAAGGATCGCTGGAGGCGCTGCATGAAGCTCGACGCAAGGTGGCGCTAGGGCTTGGCTGGGAGGGTTGGCCGGACAATGCGCTTCGGCATTCGTTCGCGACCTACCACCTCGGGCGCTGCGCGAATCCGGGTTTGACCGCTTACCAGATGGGTCACACCTCGCCCGCGATGGTGCAGAGAGTCTATGCGGTTCCCGCCGTGCGGGCCGATTGGAAGGCGTTTTGGAGGATTTGACCTATGCCATACGCCAACAAAAAAACGCAGCGGAAGTTCATGGCGAAACAATACAAGGATCGCTACCGCACCGACGAGAAATTCAAGGAGGCGGAGAAGGATCGGAAGGCGGATTGGTATCAAAGAAATCGCGAAAAAGTCATCGCTCGCGTGATGGAGAACAAACTCAAAAAAAAGAAGAGCTGACCGCAGATGCCCATTTTATCGGACTCTGCGGATGTCAACAATTATTTTTTGGTAGGGTTTCTCCCCATTGAAAAATTTTTCAAAATTTCGTTGACGGGTGGTTATACACCTGCGAGTTTCTGAAGTCATGCCAAGCAAGCGGGCCAAAAATAAAAAGCAAATCGCAGTCTGGTTGTCACCAGAGGAGAAGCGAATTCTCAAGGCGATTGCGGATGCCAAGGGGGTATCCATGTCCGATGTGCTGAAAGAGAAGATTTATGAGCAGCATGACAAAAACCAAAAAAGTTAGCGTAGGTCTCTGGCTCGATGAATGCGAGTTGGAGACCCTTCGCGAAAGAGCAACCGCAGATGGGCGTTCCCTCTCATCTTATGTCCGTCGCCTTTTTTTTGCCGATGGGTGTATAACCACCCCCGCTAATAAGGCGCACAAAACTCCTGCCAAGAAACGGAGGAAAGCGGCGTGAGTGCAAATCTTCTTATGACGGTGAGTGAGGCGGCGTCAATGACCGGCTACGCTCCTTGGACCATTCGGCAGTTTTGCAACCGTGGGATGTTTTCTGCGGAGAAGCCCCGGGGCAACAAGGGCGGATGGCAAATCCTGCGACCCTCGCTGGAGAAGTGGTGGTCGGACAAGCGCCGGTCCTCGGCGAACCGGAGGGCCGCGTAATGGACACCATTCTCCGATGCATCGGGTATGCGCTGGATTTTGCGTTTGCGATGGCTCCGGTCGTCATCCTTGGCCTTTTGACATGGAGGTTGGCACGATGAGCGGCTGGGAGGGAATCGCGCTGGCCATTGTCACGCTGGGGTCGTGCTTCGCGAGCTACAACCTCGGCCAGCGGAATATGTATCTCCGGATGCGCGATCTACAGGAACGCCGCAAACGCTGGGCGGAATGGGAAGATTTCGAGGACTAGTCCTCACCACAAGAAAGCGCCCCGAAGGACGGCAATCCAACGGGGCAAGTTAAACCACAAGAAAAGCAGTAATAACAAAATGAGTAACACACAACTGACTACACAAGTCAACACACAAGTCGCCTTGGGCGATATGCAGGTGATGGCCTCGGCCATCGTGAAATCGGGTCTTTTCGGCATGAAGACCCCGGATCAAGCACTCGCGCTGATGATTGTCGCGAGCGCCGAGGGTCGGCATCCCGGGAGCGTGGCGAGTGACTACCATATCATCCAAGGCCGCGCATCGCTCAAGGCCGACTCGATGCTGGCGCGGTTCCAGCAAAGCGGCGGGCGTGTCGAGTGGCACGACCATACGAACGAGAAGGTGAGCGCGACCTTTACGCATCCGGCGGGCGGATCGCTCCGCATCGACTGGGACATGGCTCGCGCCAAGGCGGCGGGGCTGGGCGGCAAGGACAACTGGCGCTCGTATCCCCGGCAGATGCTTCGGGCGCGGGTGATCTCGGAGGGGGTCCGTGCGACCTTCCCAGCGGTTCTCAATGGGATGTATACCCCGGAGGAGGTGCAGGAGTTTGACGCTCCTCGCCCGACACGCTCGGTGAAGGTGGAAGTGACCCCGGAGCCGGTGGCGGAAGCGCCGAAGCTCATCGAGGTCGAGGCCGTGGCGGTTTCGGCTGATACCGAGACGGCATGGCCCGAGGAATTGGTGGCGAACGAGGCAGCGGTGAATGCATTCCTTATCGCCAAGGAGCAGATCGCCGAGGGCCAGACCTTCCGTGATCTTCCCGTTGGCGCTTATCGCTCCCGGGTGCTGGCGAACACGCCGAAGTTCATCGCAGCGGTCCTCGGACAAAAGGAGGCGGCATGATCCGTCATTCTGCACTCCCCAAGTTAGCCCAATGCCCCTGCTACGAGAGCAATCCCGTGGCAGGACCGGCGGCGGAGCGTGGCACGAAAATGGATGCGGCGTTCCGGGCGCTCCTCATGGGCAAGCCGGTGACCGGCGACCTCACGACCGAGGAACTGGAAGCGGTGATGTGGGCGGTGGATACCGCCCGCGACATCGCGGACGGCGCGGAGATCGAGGCGGACGAGGCGAAGCTCAAAGTTCGCACCCCGGGCATGGAGCATGAAGGCACGGAGGATGCGAGGACAGAAAGCAAGGCGACGAGTTATGACCTCAAGTCGGGGTCTCTGCGTTCGTATTACGAGCAGGCCGCAGCCTACTGCCTTGGCAATATGGATCGCGCATTTGCACAAGAGTGGACCATGCATTTGCTGTTCTGCGACCAACGCGAGGTGGTGGAATATCATTTCACCTACGAGAAGGCCGCGCAGGTTGTGGCAGATGTCTTGGCCTCGGCGAGCGACCCAAATCGCAAGCCGACCTCCTGTGAATACTGCTCATGGTGCCGCAAATCCGACACTTGTGTCGCGCTAACGGCTCCGGTGGTGGAGACGCTGGCGACCGTGGAATCCTCGGTGTCGCTGGAGGAGATTCGCCAAAGCCTGCTTGCCGATCCGGTGCGGCTTGGGAAGTTCCTCAAGGCGGAATCGATTTTTTCAAAAGAATTCGTGAAGCCGCTCAAGGATGCGGCGAAGGCGCAGATGGTCGCTGGCGCGGAGGTGCCTGGTTGGAAGCTCCAGAAGCAGAAGGGGAGCGAAACATTCAACCGCTTGTCCATTGTGCGGGCGGCGGTGGCCGGGAAGTCGGGACTCGATGATTTGGTCGAGGCGCTCGGCGGCGAGATGAGCGGGGCGACCTACCGCGCATGGTGCGCGAAGATGGGTGTGCCGGTGCAGGACGGCGAGGCGGAGATCGGCAAGGAGATCGCTAAACTGGTCGAGGACAAGCCGAAGAAAGGGAAATCCAAATGACCGGCAAGGAACTACGCGACCGAGGTATCCTGCAAGTGGATGCCAACACCTCCGAGGATTGGAAGGCGACCTGCGATGGGGTCATCTCATGGCTGGCTCGCAACGGAGCGGAATTCACCGCCGAGGATGTCCGCCCATGGGTTCCGGAGCCGCCGCACCCAAATGCGATGGGCGCGAGATTCTCGGCAGCGGTCAAGGCAGGGAGGATTCGTCATCTCTGCTACCGCAAGGCGAAACGCGCCGCCGCCCATGCCCGGGTGCTGGCCGTTTATAGGGGGGCGCATGAATGAGCTACACCTATTTGCTGGAGCAGGGGGAGGAATCCTCGGCGGCATCCTTCTCGGACATACCCCAGTCTGTGCTGTCGAGATTGAACCTTATTGCCGGAAAGTCCTGCTGCAAAGGCAGCGAGACGGAATCCTACCAAAGTTCCCAATCTGGAATGATGTCACCACCTTCGACGGAACTCCGTGGAGGGGGAAAGTCGATGTCGTCTGCGGAGGATTCCCTTGCCAGGACATTTCAAGCGCAGGGGGGGGGGCTGGAATTGAAGGCGAGCGAAGCGGACTCTGGTCAGAAATGGCTCGAATCATTGGCGAAATACGACCGAAATTCGCGTTCATGGAGAACAGCCCAATGCTTACTTTTCGAGGACTTGGGCGAGTCCTTGGAGACCTTTCCGAACTGGGGTATGATGCACGATGGGGAGTTGTGGGAGCAGACAATGTGGGAGGAGATCACATCCGGAAAAGGATATGGATTTTGGCCTACTCCAGTGGCTTCCGAATGCCGAGACACTTGGGCAAAACCAAAGTCTTTAGCAAAACTCTACAAAGGGGATCGGGTAGCAAGGTTTCTTTGCAAGAGTTGGCTGGAATTCAATTTGGAAATGCCAGATCGGGTAGCATTAAACCCTTGTTGGCAAGAAGAGAGGATGATGTGGCCGATAGGTCAAAGCGACTTAAAGCCGTTGGGAATGGACAAGTTCCAATTGTGGCTGCGCTCGCATTCCAAATTCTTGGAGGGAAATTGAAATGAGGTGGCTTAACATTGAGATCGCAAACCTCCGGTCCCCGGCTTTTGTTGGGGCGGAGCCGGTCGAGCGGGCGACATGGTTGTCGCTTCTCGCTTACTGCTCCGACCAAGAAAACGGCGGCGTCATTAAGGGATGCCGTGAGTGGAAAGACCGGCAATGGCAGATGACCTGCGGAGTGTTGGCAAGCGAGGTTTCCGCACAAGCGCAACTTTGGGAGTGGCGCGGGCGCGACCTACGCATTGCATTCTATCCGGTTGCGAAGGAAGCAGAGGTTCAAGCAAAACGCGAATTTGCTTCGCGTGGTGGTCGAGCAAGTGGTGAAGCACGCCGCGAAGCACAGCTTGAAGCACAGCTTCAACCAGAAGGTGAAGCAGGTGGTTCACAGGATGGCGAAGCTGACCGCGAACGGAAAGGAAAGGAAAGGAATGTAATGGAAGGGAAAGGAAAGGAAGTAGGTCGCTCCGCTCCTCAAAGCAACGCCTACCTGCTCGATGAGGAGTTTTGGGCGGAGATGCGGCGGCACTATCCGGGCATCGATGTCGATGCGGAGTCCCGCAAGATGGATGCGTGGTTGCTGGCGCACCCCGGGCGTAAGAAGACCCGGCAGTTTGTCATCAACTGGCTTAACAAGGTGGAACCGGCGCTCGCGCCTGCAATGGTCAAGGAGGTCGATCTCACATGGTAGCCACGGTCCAAGCCTGTGCATCGCCAGAGTGCTACAACTCGGTTCCAGCGCCGGGGGAGGATTTGCTCCGGATTTTCCCGAATGTGAAAATCCTGTGCGACGAGTGTGACCTCAAGCGGATCGAGAAGCTCAAGCAGGAGCAGGCCGCAGAGGAGCAGGAGAGGCGGCAGGAGGCGTTCCATGCTATCTGCCCACCAATCTACCGCGAAAGCGACCCACAACGCATTCCAGCAGCATTTCTGCGCGAATGCGAGGCATGGGAGTTTTCTCCCCAAGGTCTCGGATTCGTCGGTCCTGCGGGAACCTGCAAGACCCGGGTGGCGTGGATGCTGCTCAAGCGCCTGCATTTCAGCGGGGTTCGGGTCTACGGAATCACGGCAACAGGATTCGCGAAAGCCTGTGCCGACCAATGGCACGACGATCCGCAGGCGAAGGCGTTGGCGGAGGACACGCTGACCCGCTGCCGCCGGACAAAGGTTCTCCTGCTCGATGACCTCGGGAAAAACAAATTCACCGAGCGGGCGGAACTAGAACTTTTCGATTTGTTGGAACACCGATCCTCCCATGAACTTCCAATCATCTGGACGGCGAATGCGGGCCGCGAACCGCTGAAGCAAATGCTCTCGCCCGACAGGGGCGAGCCGATCCTCCGGCGGCTCTCGGAGTTTACAAAAATTATTAAGACATGAAACTTAAATTTATTGAAGCCGATATGCTCGCGTTTTTTTTGCGAGAGCAAAAAGACAATTTTATACAATGTGCAGAGGAATTCGGGTGGGAAAAATCTGAAGCAGAGCAGTTCCACAAAAAGCTAATGGAGTGGGCATTAAATAATTTTCATATATTGAATAAAAACCATGACATTATTAAGCGGATTCTGGAAGGTGAAAATGTGACAGATGTTGCACGCAGCCTTCACATAACGCCTACAAGCGTGCAGGTTAAAATGCGCCGCGTTTTGAAGAGGGCCAACCCCGAAAAATATGAAGCAGGAATTATCTACAGATCAACCAACAACTACATTACACCTCCATTAAAATACCTTCGAGAAAATAAAGCGGATTTCGGATTTTAACAAACATCATCCAACGCAGTTTTGACTGATACCATGAACACGCTAGAACACTACATCGAGGCGCACCGGCTCAACGAAACCGAGACGATGAACATCCTGCAAAACCACGGGGTGATTTCCGACAACTGCGTGACCGCAGCGGAGGTCGCCGGGTCCGGCAAGGCGGTCGCCTTTTTGAACACTCTCCCACCAGACGAACAACCAATCCAATACTAACATGATCACATTATCCATTGATGTAACTCAACTTGACAAAGCCCGCTTCAAGCGGATCACCCGCAAGAACGGCAAAGAGGCGATCTTTGCCGACCTCATCCTCATCGACACCCCGGAATCAGACTACGGGGACTACATCGTGAAACAGCAAGTCACCAAGGAGGAGCGGGCCGCGAAGATCGAAATGCCGATCCTTGGCAACGCGAAACAACTCATCCCGGTCGCGCAGGCCGCGAAGGAAATCAAGACCCATGTCGAAAAAACCCACGACGACGAAGGTGACGAAATCCCTTTCTAAAGACTACCACTTGGAAGGAGTCCTCGACATCGCCTGCAACATCATCTTGCAGGCGGTCGAGGATTGCTGGAACAAGCACACCTACAAATCGAAGCACCAGCAGGCGATCATTGTGGAAGCACGGCGGACGGCTCGGCATTTTTTGAAAAGCCGTTCGTATCAGCAAATTTGTTCCATCTTTCCACGGCTCCCTGCGGACAAAATTGCCGATGCGGCATTTCACCCGGGGAAATACCCCGAGATTATCAAGATGCTGCGGGAGCGAAAAAAACGATGAACTGGACGCATGAACAACTCCGAAAACTCGGCTACCGGCAAAATCCCGACGGCAGCTTCAGTCACTCTTCAACTTCGCGGATACCTCACGCCCAGCCTCAACCGGCTCCTCGGCCAACATTGGTCGCTCCTGCAAAAAGAGAAAGTCCGCGCCAAGCTCGCACTACTCTCATCATTACGAGACGCTCATGCTCGCTCCTCGACGCCGACAATTTCGCAGGCGGTTGCAAGCCTCTTATTGACCAGTTGCGCTATGCCAAGCTCATCGAAGACGACGACCCGGAAACCATCGAAATTCTCTTCCGGCAAGTCAAAGTCAAAACGAAGGCCGAAGAAATGACCCACATCGAAATAACAACCACAGGGGGAGTATGAGGGGGAGATTCCCAATACTTGTCAAGATCAATTTTGACTGATACCATCAACTCTATGAAATTGAACCCGAAACAAGAGGCGTTTTGCCAAGGGGTCGCGAGCGGTCTCTCGCTTACTCAAGCCTACATCCGCGCCGGTTACTCCGAAAAGGGAGCCGATGGCGCCGCTTGCAAATTGCAAGGAAATGCAAGTGTAGCCGCCCGAATTGAAGAACTCCGCGCCAAGTCGGAATCCAAGATGAGCTACAAACGCGAGACCTACCTGGAAACATTGCGCGAGCGATTCATGGAAATGCCGCCGGAACTTCCCGCCACGGCGAAATACGGGGAGATGCTCGCGAAGGCGATGGGTTGGAACGAACCGGAGAAGGTCGAGGTCTCGGGAGGGCTGGACCACATCATCACCATCGGTGGCCCTCAAAATTAACATCATCCCGCGCCCGCAGTTGGCGAGCTACCTGCACCGGACGCAACGCTGGTCGGTGATGGTTTTGCATCGCCGCGCCGGGAAGAGTTTCGTCTGCATCCAAGACCTCATCGCGAAGGCGCTCTCGCACAAGCGCAGCGGACCACCGCTCCGCTACGCCTATGTGGCTCCGACCCGCGAGCAGGCGAAGGACATCGCTTGGAAATACCTTGTCCAATTCACCAGCCAAATCCCCGGGGTGGTGATCAACAAGGCCGATCTCGCGATCACCTTCGGCAACGAGGCGACGATCCGGCTTTACTCGGGCGAAGCCTACGAGCGTCTGCGCGGAATCTACCTCGATGGCGTGGTGATGGACGAGGCGGCAGACCTCGACCCGGCAGCGTGGGACAATGTCATCCGGCCCACGCTGACCGACTACCAAGGCTGGGCGACATGGGTGGGAACGCCGAAGGGGCGAAACATTTTCTGGAAGATGTGGAACCGCGCTTGCGCGGACAGCGAATGGTTCACGCTCCAACTCAAGGCGAGCGAGAGCCACATCATTCCCGAGGAGGAACTCACCGACATCCGGCGTGGGACCACGGAAAATGCGTTCCAGCAGGAATACGAATGCTCGTTCAACATCGGTCGCCCGGGCGCGATTTATGTTCGCAGTCTGGAAAAGGCCCGCGCCGAGAAACGGGTCACAAATGATATCCTGTGGTTCAAGGAACTGCCGGTCTACACAAGCTGGGATGTGGGCGCTCCGCTTAACCAGAAGGTCTGGGTGTGGCAGATGGTCGGCGACCGCATCAACTATCTGGAGGCGCTCTCCGGGTCCGACGAATGCAAGACCCCAGCGGATTGGGCGGCACGGCTCAAGGACAAGCAATATGCCTACGGGGGGCATTACATCCCGCATGACGCCGCAGCGGAAGTGGGAGGACTCTGGCAGGAGGCGCTCGCTCGCAGCGGACTGACCGGCGTGGTTCCTGTGCCTCGGCAGATTTCGGTATGGGATGGCATCAACCTCGCCAACGATGCGTTCCCGCGCATTCATATCAACGAGGCCGGGTGCGCGGACGGCATCGAGGCGCTCGACGCCTACCATTCCAAGGAGGAGCGTGATGGCGTGACCATCAAGGATGTGCCGGTCCATGATTGGTCATCGCATTTCGCCGATGCGTTCTCGCTATCGCACCAAGCGATCAAGCGCGGGATGGTCATCGACCGCTCCGCGATCCCGCGCAAACCGGAGCGCCATGAGGCCATCAAAGTCGTCGCCGGATTCCGGGGTGGGGGATTCGGAAAGGTTCGGCGGTGATCTAAGGTATCAGTCAATTTTTTGCCAAAATTTTAATTTGTGCGAAAACATTGGCCATGTATTGCGACAGCGAAGCAGAAATTCAAAAAAATCCAGAAGCATTTTTGCTCATGGAAGAAATTGCCAATGGCAATTCAGATGCTTTGCATTGGATGAAAGCATTCTGGTCGTTCACGCACTTCATCGACGACTGCGTGGATAAAGACAGGATCGCAACAAGTGACGAATCCAGCGAGGTGCTGGCACTTTTTGTTGAGAGTCTCGTTTGCAATAAGTTTTTCCTTAAGAACAAAACCTTTTTATACCCTCTCATTGTGTCTGCGTGTTGTCGTTGGCGTGTTGGGGATTCGCTAGATAAAGGGGACCACGACGACAAGGTCCGAGCGCAAGTAGTGAGGTGTGGAGACATCGATATTTATCTCGGAGTTGCTTTTATTATTGGCGGATTTTCGCACATGGCAAATTGCGCCGACAAATGCAGAACCTACGACATTAACTAAAGAAAGGAAAACAACACGATGTATGGAGGAGGAGGAAACAAAGGCCCGAGCAAACAGGAGCAACAAGCCGCGCAACAGCAACAACAGCAAATGCAGCAGCAGGCTGCACAGCAAGCTGCTGCGCAGAGGGCGGCGCAAGAGCAAGCCGCCGCACAGGCTAAAGCCCAAGCCGAGGCACAACGGAAGCAAATGGAGCTTTTGGAAAAGCAGAGGGCTGAAGCCGCCGCTGCCCAGCAGTTTCAAATCGAGGAAATGAGGAGACAAGGGGCCATGAATTCCCCGTCCCCTTCCGCAGAAATTGATGCAGGCGATCCCGCTGGGGACGCAGCCAAAGAAGTGCTTCGACGCAAAGGAATGCGCCGGTCGATCCTCGCTGGCGAAAGCAGGCAGGCTCCGATCACGACCGGTTCTTCGACCCTCGGTTGATGCAGTTTTGACTGATACCAATGACCGGAAAAAATCCCGACCTCGTTGAAAAAGTAATCCAGCGCCACCAAGAGATGGTGCAACAACGCACCACATGGGAAACCTTGTGGGAGGACATCGCGAAGTTCGTGATGCCACGGAAAGCCGGTCTATTCACCCAGCAGTCGCAGCCGGATATTGCTGATGAGACGGCGCTATTTGATGCCACGGCGGTTCGGGCAAACATGATTCTCGCGAACGGCCAACTCGCGTGGATGACGCCGATGGAATCCCGCTGGTTCTCGATGGACGCGCCGAAGGAAATGGAGTCCGAAGATGCGGTCGAACAATGGTTCAAACGATGCACGGAAGTCGTGCAGTCCGAACTCACGCGGTCGAATTTCTACACCGAGATTCACGAACTCTATCTAGACCGTGGCGCGTTTGGAACGGCGGCGATCTTGGTCGAGGCCGGTCGCAATTCCCCGCTCAATTTTACCAAGCTCGACATCGGGTCGTTCGCCATCGCGGAGAATGACGAGGGCTATGTGGACACGCTCTCCCGCGAATACGAGATGACTGCTCGGCAGGCCGCGCTCAAGTTCGGCGTGGAGGCGCTTCCCGAGGGAATGCGGAAGGAACTGGAATCTCCCAAGTCTTCCAAAAAATACACCTGCATCCACATGATCTATCCCCGGGGTCCGGGCGAGATCGAACTCGGTAAGAAAGATGCGAACAACAAGCCGTATGCCTCGGTCTACATCGAGAAAGCCTCGCGCCATGTGCTGATGGTTTCGGGTTACGACGAGCAACCGTTTTTCGTCACACGCTACCTCAAGTGGAAATCCTGCGAAGCCTATGGCTACTCGCCAAGCTGGACCGCGCTGCCGGAATGCAAGCAACTCAACTTTCTTGAAAAGCAACTCGACTCGCTCGCCGAGATTCATGCGTTCCCGCGCATTCTCATCCCAGCAGGATTCGACAACGACATCGATCTTCGCGCCGGGGGCGTGACCTATTTCGATCCCAACAATCCCTCGGCGATGCCGAAGGAATGGGGAACCGGCGGGCGCTACGACATTGGCGTGGACCGAGCCAACCACAAGCGTGAGGCGATCAACGAGGCGTTCCATGTGGACCTCTTCAAAATGTTCGCTCAACTCGAAAAGCAGATGACTGCTCGCGAGGTCGCCGAGCGATCCGCCGAAAAGCTCATCCAATTCTCGCCGACCTTTGCCCGGATGACGACCGAGCTATTCAATCCGATGCTGCGCCGTGTGTTTGCGGTGCTGGCCAGACAAGGCAAGTTCCCGCCACCACCCCAGCAACTCGCAATGGTCGGATTCATCCCCGAGCCGGATATCGCCTACAACTCCCGAATCGCGCTTGCGATCAAGCAACTCGAAAACGCCGCATTCGTCCGCACCTCGGAAATGCTACTGCCCTACGCGCAGATCAAGCCCGATATGCTGGACAACTTTGATTTCGACGAGATCACCCGCGACATGGCCCGCAACGATGGTCTCCCTGCTCGCTGGCTGATGGACGAGGAAATGGTCGCGCAGCAACGCGCCGCCCGCGCCCAAGCCGCGCAGCAGCAAATGCAGGCCGAGCAGATGGAACGCACCGCTGCGGCCCTCGGCAAAGCGGGCAGCGTGAAGCAAGACTCCGCTCTCGCCGGAATGCTTCCCGGCATGATGGGACAAGCGTGATGGCTCCCGAAGACAAAGCCGCCGCGTTGAAACGCGAGCGCGAACGCCAACAGATCACCAACGCCTACCACCGTGTCTTCTCCTCCAAGGAAGGCCAAGCGGTCATTGCCGACCTCAAGGCGCAGTTCGCCACCGAAAGCCAAGTCTTCCTCCCCGGCTACGATTTCAACCCCGTGGTCGCTGCACTCCGCGATGGCCAGCGCGGTGTGATCCTTCACATCGAAGCGGTCCTTCGCAGGCCGGTCATCGCGGACGGCGACATCGAAACTCCCAAACGAAAGATCAAAAAATGAGTAAGAAATCCGAACCCAAAAACGACATCCCGCCACGCCCCGAAATGGACCCCATGCTCGGCGATAAGACCATCGAACTTGTCGAGTGGCTGCGCGACTACGCGCCCGAGGAATTTCAGAAGACTTACGCCGGTCGCTCGACTCACCTCGGTTACCACCCGCATCAAGACTGATGCGCGGTTTTGACTGATACCATTATGGAAGAAACCATCGACACCTCCTCCGAGCAGAGTCTGCTCGACACAGGAGCCGACAGCACCAACGCCGCAGCGCCCGCCGCTCCGGAGACAACAACCACAACGCAACCATCAACGCCTTCGACCGGCTGGGTGAATCCAGACGGCACCTTCGGAGACAAGTGGCTCGATGCCCTGCCCGACGATGCGAAGGACTACAAGGACACGCTCGCGAAATACAAAAGCGTTCCCGACATGGCGAAGGCACTCGCGAATGCGAATGCGCTGATCGGGAAAAAACTCGGCGTCCCCAACGAGAAATCCTCGCCCGAGGAAGTCGCCGCCTTCCGCCGTGCGATGGGCGTTCCCGAAACTCTGGAGGAATACAAGTTCGCTCCGGACTCGCTGCCCGAAGGCATGACATGGAGCGACGACATGGCGAAACCGTATGCCGAGATCGCGCACAAGCACGGCATCCCGCCATCGGCCATGAAGGAACTCGTCACGCAACACGCGAAGACCGAGGCATTCAAAATGGAGGCGATCCAAGCGACCTACGAGAAGCAGCGCACCGAGGCCGTGCAGACTCTGCAAAAGGAGTGGGGAAATGATTTCGGAAAAAACATCGGACTCGCCAAGCAGGCCGCGAAGCTCGCGGGTGTGGACGCGAACTCGCATGGATTCAGCGATCCGGAGGTCGTGCGAGGATTTGTTCGCATGGCGCAAATGATGAGCGAGGACAAGGTCGGTCGCTCGATGGGCGGCACCGAGTTTATGACCGGCGCGGCCCGCGCCAAGGACATCATGTCGAACCCCGACAATACTTGGCACAAACGCTACATGGAAGGCGACCGCGAAGCCGCCGCGCTCGTTACCTCCTTGCTCAAGCAAGGATGAAAATCTGCGGGGTAGTGAAGAGGCATCACACCAGTTTCATAATCTGGAATCCCGAGTTCGATTCTCGGCCCCGCTAATTTTTGACTGATACCACGGAGTGTGCTACACACTCCTTCGTCAGAGCAGACACCTCCTCGTTGAGCCTGCTCCCTAATACCCGCCGCCGCTGACCCCTCACGGGACACTCGGAAAAGCGAAGGGAGCAGAAAAACCATCAGTTTCGACTGATACCAACTCAACCCAATCAACCAAGGAGGCCAAAATGGCTAACAATGTTCTGACCACTATCCCGAATCACTACACGACCCAGTTCGACGCGAACTGGAAACACCTCGTTCAACAAAAAAATTCCCGGCTGAAAGAATATGTCACCGTGGATTCCATCGAGGGTAAGGAGAAATCCTACAACACGATTGACACCGCAACGATGGCTGAAATCGTGGACCGCTCGGTGACAACCCGTATCACCGATCAAACCTTCGCCAAACGCTGGGTTCGCACAAAGGAATACGACACCGCAAAACTTCTCGACGAATGGGACGAGGCCAAGCTCGGCGAAGTCGTCCTGCCAACAAGCCCCATCGTCCAATCCCACGGTGCAGCTTATGCCCGCACTTGTGACACCGTCATTATCTCAGCCCTCGGCGGAGATTCCATGACAGGCACAACCGGCCTCACCGCAGTTCCGTTGCCTGCTGGCCAAAAGGTCGCTGTCAACATGGTGGAAAGCGGAACCGCTGTAAATTCCGGCCTCACCATCGCCAAGCTCCGCCGCGCCAAGTTCATTCTCGACGCCGCTGAAGTGGACGAGGAAGAGGAGCGCATCATTGTGGTTTCGGCTCGCCAACTTCAAGACTTGCTCCGCACGACTGAAGTGACCAGCGCCGACTACAACACGGTTCGCGCCTTGGTGGACGGAAATGTGAACACCTTCATGGGTTTCAAATTCCGCCGCACCCAACTCCTTGGCCTCGCCTCAACGGTTCGCTCCTGCTTCGCCTATGTGAAGAGTGGCATCGTTCTCGCGGAGCGTGGACTGAAAACCTACATGGATGTCCGCACGGACCTCTCGCACTCCCTTCAAATCCGTTCCGTGGCCAGCCTCGGTGCTGTCCGTATGGAAGAGAAGAAGGTCGTCGAGATCGCCTGCGACGAAGCCTAATTCCCGCACCCCGCTGGCAGACCGGGAAATGTCTGCCGCCCACTTTTTAACCTGCGCCAATGACCGATATCCAAATCTGCAATCTGGCCCTCGCCCGCCTCGGGGATGCGCGAATCACCGCGCTGACCGATTCCACGGCGCAAGCGCAGTATTGCAGTTTGTTCTACACGCAGACCGTCGAGGAACTCCAAGCGGAGTTCGATTGGCAATTCTGCCGCAAGCAAGTTTCCCTCACCAGCGGCACGGCTCCGATTTCCGGCTACTCGGTTCAATACACCCTGCCGACCGATTTTTTGCGGGTGCTTCGTTTTGGGAATGTGGATTCCAACGAAAACTTTGGCGTGTGGGAAATCATCGCCGACAAAATCCACACCAACCTCTCTTCCCCGGTCGCGCTCGATTACATTGCCGCCGTGACCGACCCGGCGAAGTTCCCGGCGCTGTTTGTCGAATTACTGACAATCAAATTGGCCGGACTCCTCGCCATGCCTCTGACCGGCTCGAAAGACCTGTTCGGCCAAATGGCGGAACTTTTTGGCGCAACCATGCAGAAGCCCGGACTCCGCTCGCTTCTCATCAACACGCAAGCGCCGAAGACCACGACCTCGGCGGCGAATTCCGTCACGGAAATCTGCCGACAGGCGATCCTCCGGGTCGGTTCGCTGGAAGCCTTCAAGCCCTACGGGGAACCCATGCTCCTCGCGCAGTCGCTTTACGAGCAGACCCGCGATGAACTTCTTGGGGATTTTGATTGGGCTTTTGCCCGCGCCACCACGGGACTTGTTGCTGATGCCGTTGGACCTTATGTCGGATCGGGGGGCTATACCAAACGCTACCTCCTCCCAACTTCCATCCTCAAAATCTGGCGCGTCGAGAACATCGACTCTGCGGAGAACCTCGGACAATGGGAAGTCGTTGGGCAGTATTTGCATACCAACCTCGGAACACCCGTCCGACTGCTTGTCACCGAGAAAGTCACCGATGTGACCAAGTTCCCTCCCATCTTCACTCAACTCCTCACCACAACCCTCGCGCTTAAATTGTGCGGGATTATCGAATCCAAATGAAATACGAAGCCCTGTTCCAAGAACTTCAATTCTTGATGGCAAAACCGGCCTTGCTGGAAAACATCGAGTCGGTCGCCAACTATAGTGGCACCCTTACCGCAACCGCTTCGGAACTCATCCGGCAGGCGATCCTTCGGGTTGGCAATGCGGAGACCTACAAAAATCAAGGTCAACCCTTTGTCTTCGCCGCGAAATTCTACCAACCCACGGTGCTGGAAATTCTTTCAGAGTTTGATTGGCGGTTTGCTCGCCAACAAGTCGGGAGCGTGGCAAAGGACGGCACCAACCCGGTGACCGGCTACGATTTCCGATACCCCACCCCAAGCGGTTCTTTGAAAATCATGCGAGTCAATGGCATTGATTCGGCGGAAAATTTTGGAACATGGGAGGAAGTTGGCGCGTTCATCCACACCAATCTTGCCACGCCGATTGCCATCGACTACATCGCCCCCCCCGCCAGCGACACCACTTATCCGGCGATCTTCAAGGAAATGGTCGTGGTCCGCATGGCCTACAAACTGGCGATGGCAATGGGGCTGGGCGATCAAGCGGTCGCGGCAATCAAGGAATTTGAAACGCTCGCCGAACGGTCCGCCTTGAAACGCGAAATCGAATCCATCGCGGACTCGATGGCAGTCAATACCATCACCACCCGCACACAAATTTGCAAGCAGGCGATCATGCGGTTGGGGTCTTCGGAGACCCTCATCAAGCAACCGATGGTATTTGCCAATTCATTCTACGACCAGACCTTGGAAGAACTGCTTTCCGATGTGCCGTGGGCTTTTGCCAAAAAGCAGTTGAGCATCACGGCGGATGCCGCTGCGCCGACCCAAGGATTTACCAAACGCTATGCCTTGCCCAGCGATTTCCTGCAACTCATCCGGGTGGAAAACATTGATTCCTCCGAGAATTTTGGCCAATGGGAAATCGTTGGTGGGTATCTTCACACGGACCTCGGTTCTCCTGTCAAAATCGACTACACTTGGAAGCAAACCGATGTGACCAAGTTTCCTCCTCCTTTTACGGAAGCTCTGATCGCCCGCCTCGCGGCCAAGATTTCCATGCCGCTCACGCAAAAAGGGGAAATCGCACAAGCCATGGCTACTCTCGCCATCGAAACGATGTCGCGACCAAGCATCCGCATCCTCATCGAAAAGTCGGCCAAACCTCGCACTACTACCGCCGCCAACTCGGTTTCCGAAATTTGCCGACAAGCCATCCTGCGAATCGGCACCGCCGAGGCTTTCAAACCTTACGGGGAGCCAATGGCGATTGCTACCAGTCTTTACGACCAGACCCGCAACGAGGTGCTTTCCGACTACGATTGGCAGTTCGCCCGGGCGCAAGCCACGATCAACGCCGACCCGACCGCCCCGGCGTTTGGTTACAGCAAGCGTTACGCCCTCCCCGCCGGAACCCTCAAGGTGCTTCGCGTCAACGGCGTGGACGAGGACGAGAACTTCGGCAAATGGGAAATTGTTTCCGGTTACATCCACACAAACGAAGTTTCACCCATTCAAGTTGAAACAATTTCCATTGTCTCGGATGTCACCAAATACCCGCCGGTCTTTGTGAATGTGCTGATCGTCACGCTGGCGATGAAACTCGCCCAACTCCTCGAAATCGGATCGGCAGCGGCACCTGTTAAAAAATGAAAGAGCAGTTCTTCGCAGAACTTCAATACCTCACCTCTCAACCGGCCCTCAAAGCGGCGGTTGAAAGTCGAGCGGCGTTCCGTCCCTCGGTCTTGATTTCCGAGGACGAACTCTGCCGCCAAGCGATCCTGCGAATCGGAACCGGCGAACAATTCGGAGCGTCTTCTCACGCTCTCCTGCTTGCCAAGTCCCTCTACCCGCAGGTGCGCGATGCCCTCCTCCTTGCCGGTTCATGGACATGGGCGATGAAGGCCACCACGGTCACCGAAACCCTCCCGCGCCCGGAATACAAGTGGGCTTACCGCTACGCCATTCCCTCTGACTGCCTGCGCGTCTTCCGGGTCAACGACTACGACTACTCGACCGGCGACTCCGCATGGGAAGTGTCGGGCAATTTCGTCCTAGCCAATGCCGATTCCGGCTCGCCCGCATGGGTCACAGGTCGCACCTATGAAGTCGGAAATGTTGTCTCCAACAACGGCGCGGTCTACCGCTGCCTGGTTGCCGGATCGACCAAGCAACCCGGCGTCACCTCCAGTTGGACGACCGATTGGGATGTCTGGCTCGGCACGGCGATCACTCTGGAATATGTCAAGAAGGTCACCGAGGTCAGCCTCTTCGATTCCCTCTTCATCGATCTCCTCACGGCCAATCTTGCCTCCAAGCTCGCCGTCCCTCTGACCGGCGATGCCAACAAGGCCGCGCTCCTCGCGAAGGAAACCGAACTCCTCGGAAAAAGCCCCGCCATGCGCCGGGACTCCACCGAGCGCAAAGGCCGGATCAAGCCTGCGTGGATGTCCAGCAAGCTCGTCTCCTCCCGCAATGGCGGCGATGGGGTCGATGCCGCGCAGGTCAGCGGAGGCGGTCCCGCAGGCGGCGTTAGTTATCCCTCGCTCCTCGTCCAAGTCGGGGATGTCACCGCCGTTCCCGGCACCACCCCGCCCTTTGTCACCAACACCGGCGCAGGCAGCACCGCCGTTCTCAATTTCGGTCTCCCTCAAGCCGGTCTCCTCGACTCGGCAAAAACCACCCTCACCGGCAACGGCACCCTCCGCACCTTCCCGGTCACCGGCCTCAAATCGAGCGACCCGAACCATGTCATCGTGGCGATCAACGGCGTCACGCAGGAACCGACGATTGACTACCTCGTCAACCAAGGTGCTGGCACGATCACCTTCGCCACCGCGATCCCCAACGGCGCGAAAATCGTCGTCGTCGCCCTCGGCCTTTACTCGGCCACTACGCAGCGCGACCCCGACAATTACATCCACTCCTTCGCCCTCAACACCGCAGGCACCTTCAGCTACTACGGACTGCTCCTCAATTCCGACATCCCCGCCACTGGCTCCGCCGCCGCCGTGGCCAAGTGGATCATCACCCGTTCCGCCCTTTCCGCCAACGGAACCGTCACTGCCACCGCCAAGGCGACTAATGTCGCGTGGACTAACCGGGAGACCGCCACCTACGCATGACGACCATCACCGAGACCAACATCACCCAGCAACTGGACCTCTCCCAGTTCCAGATCGTTTTGCCCGATGACAGCGTCAAGCAACTCGTCATTTATCCCTCCGCCGACAGCTTCCCTCAACCCGGCAAAGAGGCCCGCATCTACCTCGCGCAGGATAGTGGCACTTTGTGGCTTTGGAATGGCAGCACTTACCAGCAAGCCGCCGACCTGCCCGCGATTTTTTCCGAAACGCCGCCCGCCTACCCTTACACCGGGCAGCGATGGACACACACTTTTGACCTCACCACCTACGAATGGTTCGGAGGAAGTTGGGTCGAAAAACCAACCAACAACTAGAAAACACTACCATGGCAGCTATCTCCTTCCCGGCCTCACCGGCCCTCAATGACATCCACTCCGTCGGTTCCCGTTCGTGGAAATACAACGGCACCGCTTGGAAACTCGTCCCTCGCACAACCGATGCGGTTGTCGAAGGTTCCAATAACCTCTACTACACCAACGCCCGCGTGGCCTCGGCCCCAGCCGTGTCCGCCCTCGAATCCCGCGCAGGCGCGATTGAGAGCGACATCACCGCCATCGAGTCGGCAGCGACGAGCCTCACCAGCCGGGTCGGCACCGCCGAGGGAGAAATTGATTCTCTCCAATCCGGCCTCTCCACCGCACAAAGCAACATCACCGCGCTCGGCGTTCGCGTGGACGATGTTCTTTCCAATGTGGATGGGACTGCCCTCGATTCGCTCTCGGAAATCGTAACCGCTTTCCAAGCTGCGGATTCCAACCTCAACGGAGCCATTTCCAGTCTCGCTGGCGCCGCCTCCACGAACCTCGCCAATGCCGTTTCCTCGCTGGAAGCCGCCGATGCCGATTTGGCCTCGGACATCTCCGGTCTCGACACCCGCCTCGACACGGCGGAGGGCGAAATCAACACGCTCCAGAGCGACCTCGACGCCGCCGAATCCGCCGCCAGCACTTTGGCCGGTCGGGTAACCAGCGCCGAAGGGGATATCGATTCGCTGGAAGGCCGCGCCTCCTCCTTGGAAGGCGGACTCTCCACCGCGCAGTCGAACATCTCCGCCCTCGAAAGCGGCAAGCAAATCAAAGATGTCATCTCGACAACCGCCCCGTCCCACACCGCCGGTCTCCGCTGGATCGACTCTACCGACATGGCAGAGTATGTCTCCTACAACGGAGCCTGGGTCGAAATCGACAAGCAGTAAAAAACCATGGCCGCCCTCGCGTTTCCCAGTTCTCCGTCAGTCAACGACACCTTCACTTCCGGCACCCGGAAGTGGAAGTGGACGGGAGCGCGTTGGGTCGTCCAACCCGTCACCATCCCGGCCTCTCGCCTCTCTGGCGAGGGGGCGGAGATGGGCGACATCCTCGTCTTCGACGGCGAGTCATGGTCCCCCGTCCCCCTCACCGAGGGCGGTTCCACCATCGCCCGCGCCGCTTGGGCAGAACCCTACCACTACTACGGCACCGCCCCCACCGGCACCGCCGAATCCTCCACCGGCTGGACGATCACCCGCATCACCACCGATGCCGATGGGTCGGTCACGGCCACCCAATCCGCCACCGGCGCGTGGAGTAATCGCGCCTCACTTTCCTACAGCTAAAACCTCAAACCCACCACCACCATGACAGCTACCAACCCAATCGAAATCGACGGCAAACAATACCCAAAATATTCGCTCAATTTGGCCATCACAGGACGATACCTCGGTGATGGTTCGAGTGACGCCAATGTCGCCATGCGCCTCGTCCCGACCCGCATTGAGGACGGCGAGGTCATCACCTCAGACGAGGCCGCAATCGGCATCGCGCTCGGCACGCTGGCAGGCAGCGACGAAGCCACGCAGCAAGCTGTGGGCGCAATACAAGCCGCTCTCCAATCCTACATACAAGCGAAAGGACTTTAAGCCATGGCCACCTACTACGCTCGCAAGGCGGGAAATATCAACGCCACAGATGTCTGGGCTACCACGCCCACCGGCACAGCCAGCAACTTATTCCCGACATTCACAAGCGCCGATGTGTTGATGTCAAACTCGTTTGCCATCACCGTGAATGTCAGCACAACGGTTGCTGAAGTTCGCAACGACACAACCGGAGGAGCGACGATTGGAGGTGCTTTTAGTTTGAGCGCCGGAGTTACTTTGGCGGCTGATTTGTATAATGCCGCAGGCGGTGTAACACTGCTCACCTGCGCAATCACTGCGCCAAGCAGCGCTGCGATTGTTTCAAATGTTATTCGCAACGCGTCATCAAACGGAAACGCTTTTGCCGTAAACAACACTGGTTCTGGCACTCTCAATATCTCGGTGAGCAATAATATTACCGGGGGAGCTGGCGGCTCTGGAGTAAACCGCGCCGCTGGGGTCAACGCTGCAGGAGGAATTGTGAATATAACCGGAAATGTTACCGGAGGCACGCACGCCTCCGCACCGGGAGCGCAAGCGAATGGAGGAATGCTTAATATCACTGGAATAGTCACAGGAAATGTTGGCCCCGGCGCGGCCAATATGTTGAGTGGAACGACTACCATTATTGGACCAGCTCGCGGAGGAGCGTCTGCTGTGGGCGCGATAAATGAATCGACAGGGATGCTTGTGGCAACCCGAGCAGTTGGCAACGCCTACGGCCCCGGAAATGTTGCTGGCCTTGCCGCAACCGTCGGAATTTCAAACGCAGGACTTGGAGTGGTCGAAATCCAAGAACTCGAATACGGCACAAACGGCATGTCGCCAACAAGCGGCACAGGCATCCGCCTCAAAAAAGCCAACACCAATGTCGCCGTCTTCAGTTACGCCGACACCGCAGGCGCAAAGACACTCATCGACGCAACGCAAAACGCCGCCATGCCAGCCGCCAGCAATGTGCGCAGCGGCGTGAGCTACGCATCGGGCGCACTCACCGGATCATGTGCAGTGCCAGCCGCAGGGTCAGTGGCGCTGGGCGTGCCAGTCGATGCGACCACAGGCACGGCAGTCCTCACGCCCGCCGCCGTGTGGAGCCACGCCACCCGCACCATCACCGGCGGGCTTGTCGATACCGCAACAACATTGACCAATGCGCCAACGGTTCCGACGACAAGCCAGATCGCCTCACAGGTGAGAACCGAGCTATCGAGCGAACTCGCCAAAGTCTCGGCCCTCAACACGACTCGACTCGGCCAATGCACGACTACGGAAATCCTCGGCAATCTTCTTGCTCAAGCGAACTCCTAATGAATAGCGACCAACTCAAATCCGCAGCAACCGGCCTCGTCGGCAGCGCCACCTCCATCGGCGCGGCGATTTACTCCATGCTTCCCCACTTGGAAGCGTGGATGCGTTTCGCCTCCGTAACGGTCGGGTTCGCCGTTGGCCTCATCACCCTCGTCAAAATCCTCCGCGATTTGAATAAGTAGCATGCCGAAGTTCGATTTTTTCCCAAGTTTCAACGCCGGTGAAGTCTCCCCCTTCATCGACGCCCGGACGAGCTTGGAGAAATACCGCAGCGCCTGCCGCACTTTGGAGAACTTCCAAATCCTCCCCTACGGTGGCGTGATCCGCCGCCCGGGGACGCAATTCCTCGGCGCGACCAAGTTTGTCACGGCGGGCGAAGTCCGTTTGATTGGATTCAACTTCTCGACCACCACGCGGTTCATCATCGAAATGGGCGTGGGTTACATGAGGTTCTGGAACCCAACCACCGGTCAACTCCAGACAAATACCTCGGGCGGCATTTTGGAAGTCTCACATCCTTATGTGGGGGCCGACTTGCGCGAAATTCAATATGTCCAGATCAACGACATCATGTATTTCGCGCATGAAAACTACCCGCCGCGCAAACTCTCGCGTATCGCCGACAACAACTGGACTTTTGAAGTTGTCGATTGGGAGTTCCCTCCGCAGTTGGAGCAGAACAATTCGTCTACCACAATTAGTTCTTCACAATCTGAAGGTTCAACCGCTCTCACCGCGTCTAGTCCCATCTTTAAGTCCGGCCATGTCGGCACCAAGTGGGGACTGAAATACAAAAGACTTTCTGCATCTTTAGATTTAACTATCAATGACTCAATAGTCAGCAATTCTTTAGATACAATTGGAGCTTGGGATTTTACTACTTTTGGGAAATGGGATGCCGTTGTTCGCATCATGCGAATCCCCAACAAGACATGGGTTGGTGGCCCGATTGAAGTTACCGGAACTCGTTCTGGAACAACTATCACAATAACTCACTACAATCATGGTTACGCAACGAATGATTTCATTCATATTTTCGGTGGCCCATCGGCGTGGATATCAGATATTCCATATAAAATATCGGTAATTGATACACATTCGTATAGCGTTCAAACAACTAACACTTGGGTAAATACACCGCAATCAATTACTATTGAAAACCTTTCGCAAATGGAAATCGTTCGCGAATACGATGGCAACGCGGATCGCAATGTCGTTACTAGCGGAAACGAGTCCGAACGCTGCGGATTGAAAATTTGGGTGAGTTCCTACAACCCGCCAATCAAAAACGGGCAAGAGGTTGTCTTTTCGCTTTTGCCATCCGGGTCCGGATTGAACGGCACGACAACCTATTCGGTCTCGAATGTTTCTGGAAACACCTTCAACATCACCACGACCTCTGGCGGGGCGGTCTCGTTGACAAATGCCGCAATCACACCGGGCGTGACCACGGTATCCATTGTGGGGGGAATTGTTAGCACTCCGATGCTGACAATTTCTTCTTTGTCCAACGGACTTTTTACCTACGCAAAAGACACATCGCCAAGATGTGTGCTTTCAAATTCTGAATACAGAACAGGCGGAGTGGTTAGCATATTTTCAGTCGCGGCAGATGGCCTCTCTGCTCAAGCTAATGTAGTCGAATGGCTGGGAGCCAATGCTAAAAATAATCCGACTACTGATTGGAAAGAACCGGCATTCTCTGGAGTGTCTGGCTACCCCCGCGCCGTGGCGCTCCACGAACAACGCCTCGCATTCGGCGGGACAAGCAAGCAGCCCACGACTCTATGGTTGAGCGAAATTGACAATTTTGAAAATTTCACCATTGGGTCAACCGCGTCCAATGCGGTATCGTTTACGCTGGCTTCTTCGGAAGGCAACCGCATCAATTGGCTTTACTCGCAATCGAAATTGCTCGTTGGAACAACCGGGGACGAATGGACAATCGGATCGTCGGACACCGCACAATCTCTTTCGGCAACCAATGTCGAGGCCCGCAAGCAGTCCTCCTACGGCTCGAAATATATGCGAGCCTCGCTCGTCAACGATGTCCTGCTTTTCGTGCAACGCAACGGACGCAAGGTGCGCGAACTCGTTTACGAATTCGGAAAAGACGGATGGGTCGCGCCAGACCTCACCTTATTGGCCGAACACATCACCAATGGCGAGATTGTCGAGATCGGCTACCAGCAGCAACCGGATGCGATCCTCTGGTGTGTGCGAGGAGACGGAACCCTCATCGCCATGACCTACGAGCGCGACCAGAAGGTCGTCGGCTGGCACCGCCACACCATCGCCGACAATGCCGATGTCGAGTCCGTGGCCACCATCTACGGCAACGGCACAGAGGACGAGGTCTGGATGGTCGTGAAGCGCACCGTTTCCGGGCAGGATTACCGCACTATCGAGCGGTTCCCGCTTTTGTGGAGAACCCAATTCGACAACCAATCTTCCGCGAACTACCGCTACCTCGACGGCCATGTCGCCTTCGCCTCCGGGGCGGCAGGCCGCACGGTCTCCGGCCTCGCGCACCTCAATGGCAAGACCGTTACCGTCATGCTGGACTCGGGCTTCTCGATCCGCACGGTCAGCGGCGGATCGATAACTATTCCATCCGCCTCTGCCGGTTACCTCGGCCTGCCCTACACCTCGACGCTGCGCCCGATGAAGCTCGATGCCGATTTCGAGGATGGAACCGCGCAGTCGCGCAAGAAGCGCATCCACCAAGTCGTCGTGCGCACCCTCAAGAGTCGCGGCGGCGAAGTTCGCACAAATAATGGAACATGGTATGCTCTCGCCCCGACGACCACCACGGGCGACCAAAAGATCATCCTCGGCGGAGCGTTCGGCATCGACGCCGATGTCGATGTCCGCCAGACCGAACCTTACCCAATGTGCATCATCTCGATCCTTCCCAAGTGGGACGCTTACGGCAATGAGTGACATTCACATCCGCCACTACGAACCGACCGACTACGAGATGCTCTCGGAGTGGGTTTCCAAGCATGGGAAACCATGGTTGCCAGAAGCCATGCTTCCCAAATGTGGGGTTGTCTGCGAGATCGACGGCCAACCGGTCAGCGCCCTCTTCCTGCACATGGATAATTCCTGTGGGATGTGCATGATCGACCACGCCGCAAGCGCCCCGGGCCTTTCCTTGAAAACCGCCCTGCTCGCTTTCCGGCATTGCGTGGCTTGCCTCAAAAAAATGGCCCGCGAACTTGGCTACCATACCATGGCCGTCTTCACCTATTCTGGCATCGCCCGCGTGTTGGAGCGGCAGGGGTTCCAAGCGGCAACAAAAGATTTAGTGCAACTTTTTGTTTCGACAAAGGAGGAAGAGTAAAATGCCGCAAGCAGCAGTTCCATTAATGATAGCTTCTGTGGTTGCCACAGCCGCCTCGACCGGAATCGCCTTGTATTCGGCCAGCGAGCAAAGCAAGTCGCAAGCCGCCATCGCCGAATACAACCGCATCCAGAACGAGCAGAACGCCGCATGGCAGCGCATGGCATCGGAGCGGGCCGCGCAGAGTGAACAATACAACGCGCAACTCGCGATGTATAACGCGCAGGCGCAGGCACAGCAGGGGGAATTCAACGCCTCGGCGTCACGCTACCAAAACGAGCAAATGCGCCAGCAGTCGCAATTCAGCGATATGCAGGCGCAACTCCAGCGCAACACCGCAGACCAGATGCGCCAGCAAGCCGATGGGCAGGACCGCCAAGCCCGCGAGCAAGCCGACCGCATCCGCGCCGAGAAGGCCCGCATCCTCGGTCTCCAGCGTTCCCAATACGCCAAGGGCGGAGTGACCACCGAAGGATCGCCTCTTGCAGTTTTGGCTGATACCGCCAACCTTTACGAAATGCAGGTCGCCGATACCCGACTCCTCGCCAATCTGGAATCCAACAAGCGCCGTTACGAGGCCGATGTCACCGATTTCAATGCGGGCATCACCGCGCTGGAGGGAAAAATGATGCGCGACCAAGCCACGCTCAACGATTCCGCAGTCGGATTCAACCTGTCGCAAGACCTCTTCGCATCGAAGATGAACCTCAACTCCGCCCGGATGGCATTCAATGACGCCCAATTCGCCGAAAAAGCCGCCGGGGCCGGATACCGAATCAATATGCGCCAAGCCGCGATTGAACAAATGGCAGGCAACGCCACCGCCCGGGCGACCGCGATGGGTGGCTACACCGCGCTTGCCAGCGGCATCGGTAGCATGGCCAACACCGGAATGACCTACTCCATGTATAAAAGCGGGGGGGGTGGGGGTGGAGGAAACGAAAAAAATACCGCAGGACTTACAAGATAATGCCCGCCATCCGACTCGCCGACATCCCAAACGCTGGACC